GTTTTTGCATTTGTTGTTGTAAGTAATTGGTCAGTATTAGATGATGCGTTATTAAACTTTAAAAATCCGTTATCTATACTAGTATTAGTTCCTAAAGTCCAATAGTCATTAGGGTCTACTTGTTTTACTGATATGTTGTTAACAAACATAGAAGGGCTACCTGATGGAGCTAAATAAAAACTAAAACTTGTAGAAGAACTCGTAGCAGTAACGTAATATTCCTTAGAGCCTGATGTAGTAAAAATAGGTATTGTAACACCTCCAAACGTAGCGTTAGCAATTCCACTAATAGTAACATCAAAAGTGAATTTATAAGTCTTACCTACTATTGTACTTACATCAAGACTTCCTGACAAGCCTTCACCTGAACCATTATTTGTAAATCCACCGTCACCATCAGCAGTCCAATTATTACCACTTAAACTTGATATGTTTACTATTTGATTACCCAACTCCTCAAAATCACCATTAAGTACTAAGTTACTTCCTAGAGTACGACCTACCATCTCGACTAAGCCACTAGAATTAACTCGACTAGCAACACTAGCTCTAGCAAAATCAAAGTCCTCATAAGGCTCTACTACTGGTGCTACGTTGTAAAGCGTACCAGCCTTGTAACCAGTAGGAGTTAAGATTATACTTGCTTTATTTAATAGTCCGTCTGCCATTAGTCAATATCGTTTAAGTCTTGTAAGAATTGCTGACTAGCTGTAGTGTTCTCTATAGTACCTCCAGCAGCTTCTACTCTTGTTGTTAGTATGCTTATGTAATCGGCTGGAGTGGGGTCAAAGATACCACCATCAACAATAGTCCAACCATCGTCCTCTATTAAGCTAAATCGTGCAGCATAAGCTGACTCTGTAAATTGTGAGCCACCGAAGTTTATACTTATATCGTTATCGTGTCCTCCAGCTTGCCAAGCTATTAGCGTTGCATCGTAGTTAGATGTGCTTAGACCAGTAGCGTTCTGCATAAAGTTAGTAAAGTTAGAAACATTTGCAATAGTCCACGCTGCTAGAGATTGGTCGAATAGGTCGCAGTTGTAGAGCATTTGTGACATATTTTCTACGTTAGTAGTGTCCCAACTATATATGTCTCCGTTAAATTGTTGGCAATTAGCGAAAGTAAGAAACATATTTTCTACATTAGAAGTGTCCCAAGAATTTAAATCTTGGTCAAATGAAATACAATTATAAAAAAGATAGTCCATTCTTGTTACATTACTTACATTCCAATTATCTAAACTTTTATTAAATGAAGAACAACCAAAGAAGCATTGCACTAAATTTGTTACTGTACTTATATCCCAATTTCCTATAGCTCCATTGAAATTAGTACAATCTCTAAACATTACAGAGAAATTAGTAGTAGAAACAGTTGGAGCATCTGTAGCACTAGCATCTAAATTAGTACAACCAAAGAAAGCAGCAGAGGTAGATAAGTCTAAGACTCCCCATTGTTTTACGTCAAGCATTTTAAGCCTATCTCCAGCGTTATTGAATTGCCAACCTTGTAATGTTCCCTCTATGCTTACTTCGTATTGTCCAGCACTACTATAAGTGTGTGTAACCTCTTGTTGATTGTAACTTGTTATTGTATCGCTAGAGCCATCTCCCCAGTTTACCGTAGCGTTATAACTACCACTACTAACTAAAGGCATCATAAACTGATTATTTAAACTAGAGCCACTAGAAGTATTCTCTGTGTCAATAGTAAAGACAAATTGATTAGGAGCTGTCTGTGATAAATCTACTACGTCATTCTTCTCTAATAAAAGAATCATAGCATCTTTACGACCTATTTCTTTTATGCTCTTGATAGAATAATTAGTAGAGCCATTAGAGATAAAGTACTGAGGAGAAACTCCAATGTTAGTTCTGTATCTTATTAAGCACTCTATACGCTCATCATTGATTAAGGCATCAGCATCGAAGTTAGTGTTACCACCTTTGAAGTCAAAGTCTGCGTAGATGGTAACGTAACTATTATCAGAAACTACTCTCTCGCCATAAGCGTTAGTAGAGTAAGTCTGTGTATATAGTTTTAACTTTCTATCTAGTTTGCCTATTATCATAGTTCAAGCAATCGGTAAGGAGTTAATAAGTGGTCTACCATTAAAGGTAATTCATTTACTTGAGTTCCCATAACAACATCTTGTCGGTTCTCATAATATCGACCAACGATGATATAAATAGCTTGTACTATTGGAGCTGGTACGTCACTAGCTGTCCCACCTACTATAAACTCAACCTCTACAGCGTTTGGTCTTTCGTAAGTGTTTGGATAGTCTCCAGTTTCCGATTCATATATCCTTCCTGGTCTTACCTTAGTATCTACATCGTAATTAGATGCTGCTAAGGTTTGTAATGTATTGTCGGCATCGTAATACTTAATATGAGTAACACTAGCAACATCTCCTACTTGTAAGTCAATGTAAGGAGGGAACTCATCGTAAAATATATTATACGTCTGAGTCATTAATCTACGTCTAGTGAACTCTTCTACAACTTGCGTAGCAACATTAATCAAAGACGTAATATAAGTATTGTCATCGTCATAGTCTGAGTCTATTCTTAAAAATGCTTTAGCCTCTGATAATGATATAACAGTAGACGTTGGAGCAGTCTTTAGAACTAACTTACCATAAGGCACATAGTCAGAGCCTCTTAATGTGTTGAAGTTGTAGTTATAGTATTGCATTTAAAAAAAATTAATGGAGGGGCGATTAAACCCCTCCGTTAAAATAAACAAATTATGCTTCAATTAATTTAACAAAAGCAGTATCATTTTGTACACAGTCTCCGTCTACTAAAGAAGTCAAGATGTATCTTGGCTCTCCAGTTCCAGCGTTAGTGTAGATGTCATAGATTACATCTAAACCACCGAACTGAGCAATGTGACATTTTGAGAAGTCTCCGAATAGTGCGTGGTCTTTACCAGCAGTTCCACCGTTACCTACGTTAGGAGATACGAAAGAGAAGTAGCCATTAAGCTCTTTTCTAGCGTTGTCCCAGATAGGAGAAACATTAGAAACTTGTGCTAAAGATTTTACAGTAGCGTATGCAGATGGGTCTAATAAGTAAGCCATTCTAGCTCCGTTAATTTGTACACCATTAGCGATTAAGTCAGTTTCCATTTCAATCCAATCAGCAGCAGTTACAGCAGTTGGTCCAGTAGCAGCATCAGCAAAGATAGAAGTAGGAGCGTTAGATACGTCACCAGTTCCTAATAAAGCAGCTTCTAAAGTAGCAGCAACAGATGCAGCCATATTTCTTCTCAATGCAGCCTCGATAGAAGCGTTTTGAGCGATAGCCTCAGCAGAAACATTTACAATAGAGATAAGTTTCTTAGGCTCTAAAGTAACGCTAGAAGCAGTACCATTAGCAGCTGGAGCAGAACCACCAGTCTCAGCAACGAAGCCAGAGTTGATAGCACTAAATACTGGGAACTTCATATTGTCCACACCAGAGTAGAAATTAGCACCAGCAGAAGCTAAAACTAAGTTTGCTTCTAATTGGTCAGTCCAAGCCATAACTTCAGTTGCATTACCAGCAGCAGTAGCTACAGCAGCACGAGTTAAGATTGTAGATGGTATAGCAATACCTTTAAACGATTGACCAGTGTAACGAGCCTCATTTCTTGCTTCTTGGTCCATCTCTTTTACAAGACCTTCTAAACGACCAGTAGCAGCTTGATTCATAGCATCTTGGAAAGAATAGTCTCTCACTTCGCTAGGAGTGTTTTCTGTTACTTCTTTAACAGCTTTAGTAGCTTGAAGTTTCTCAAAAGATTCAGCACGAACTGCCATCTTATTTAACTCCTCTACTTTATCATTTAAAGAGTCAAAGTTGCTTTGCTCATCGTTAGATAAGTCACGACCTTCAGCAGATGCTACAAGTCCTTCCATCTTTTCGATAACCTCAGCTCTTTCCTCTTTGTAAGATTTTGAGTTTTTCATTTTATAGAAAATTAATATTAATATTTATTTTTTAAGATTCTTAAACGCATTTCATTGAGGGAGCGCTGTTTCAAATCTTCTTCTTCTTTTATACCCTCTAATTTTTCAGCCTCTAAACTTTCTTCTAGTTTTTTAGCCTCTTCTTTTTCTTGCCATTGTTCCATAGAACGTAAAGCGACAGAGCTACTAGCAGCATCATAAGCTGGGTAAGTTACACTCGATACATCGTAAAGCCTAGATACTTTGTTAATCGTTCTGTAGTTAGTTCCGTCTTTTACCTCCCAAGAGTCATCCTCTACAATGAATGCAAAGCTAGACTGGTTAATAGTACCGTCTTTTAGTAACTCGATTAAGTCTCTTGAAGTTGATACATTAGGATTTAATTTAGCTTCGTACTTTAGACCTCTCTCATCAACAGATAGTCTTAGCGTTCCGTTAGTAGTTCTAGCTAATGGTAAACCATCGTGATTAATTAAGAAACGTACATCGTCCTCTAAACGTCCTTCAAAAGCACCAGGAGCTATAAACTCTCTAAAGCCTCCTAAGTCATTTGACTCACTATTAAAAACTGCACCGTAGCCTACTACTACTGGATTCTCTCCGTCCATTCTTAGCTCTAAGTCTTGAACATTAAATGTTCTTACTTCTTTATTTTTCATATCTATAAATTTTTCTTCTTTACCTATTTCTTCTATCTTTC